AGACAACGACCCTGTGGTGGGCGCGCTGCTGTTCGCCGTCACCATGCTCATCCGGCAGGTGGAATGGCGCGTGCAGGCAGCCGACGACACCCCTGAGGCAGAAGAGGCCAAGGAGTTCGTTGAAGGTGTGATGCACGATATGAGCTCCTCGTGGTCCTCGGTGATCGCTGAGGTGTGCTCGATGTTTGTCTATGGCTATGCGCCGCTCGAGATCATCTGGAAAAAGCGCAATGGACCAGACGCGCCCAATGGCACAGGTCGCTCCGCCTTCGACGATGGCCGCATCGGCGTCCGGGCCCTCTCGCTGCGCGCTCAGAACACGATCCCAAAGTGGCTGATCGACGAGGAGGACGGCTCCATCGATGGCATGTTCCAGCAACCCTACAGCGGCTCGATGGTGTGCATCCCTATCGAGAAGCTGCTCCTGTTCCGCACCACTGAGGAGCGGCAGAACCCTGAGGGACGCTCGATCCTGCGCAACGCTTACCGCCCGTGGTACTTCAAGAAGAAAATCGAGGAGCTCGAGGGCGTGGGTATCGAGCGTGATCTCGCCGGCCTGCCTGTCGCATTGATCCCGGGCCGCATGCTCAGCCAAGGGGCAGACGCCACGGATAAGATCATGGCGGAGCGCTTCAAGCAGCTGCTCAAGTCCGTGAAGCGCGACAACCATGAGGGGCTTCTGCTTCCCTCGGATCGCGACAAGGACGGCAACCTGCTGTTCGATTTCAAGCTGCTCTCAACCGGCGGATCGCGGCAGTTCGACACGACCAAGGTCGTGGACCGCTACAACCGCGCCATTGCAACCACCGTCTTGGCCGATTTCATCTTTCTTGGGCAGGGGGCCACCGGCTCGTTCGCGCTTTCTTCGAACAAGACTGAGGTGTTCGCGACGGCCATCGGTGCATTCCTCCACAACATCGCCGATACGTTCAACCGCCACCTGTTGCCGCGCCTGTGGCGTCTCAACGGCTTCGACCATGAGCTCATGCCAATGATGGTGCCGGGCGATCTCGAGAAGCCTGATCTTGGGCAGCTCTCTGCCTTCATTCAGCAAATGTCCACGGCTGGGGCGCAGATGTTCCCCGACCGCGAGCTCGAGAACCACCTACGTGAGGCCGCTGGCCTGCCGCTGGCCCCTGAGGATGGCGAGCTCGAGATTGGAGATGAGGATAACCCGCTGACGCAGCCTGAGCCGCCGGCAGCCGGTGAAGAGGAGCCTGAGGCATGAACGAGAATGTGATCAAAATCGTGAAGGGCGATCACCGCCCTCGTATCAAGCTCACCCTCACCAACGACCTCGGCGAGGCGATTGACCTCTCGAGCGCAACTGTGAGCGTCCTTGTGAATTTCCGCTCTGTGAACTCGGAGGTTGCGCTCACCTCGGTGACTGCCACGAAGGACGGTGATGGCAGCACGGGGATAGTGACCTTCGCCTTCCCCGCGACCTCCGGGGCTGTTCAACCGGGTTATTACGATGGCGAGGTTGAAGTATGACAAGCTCAAATTCTTTGTGCGTGATCCAATCTAAGGAGTTCCATCATGGCTGCAATGTCAGATTATCTCGAAAACAAAATCATCGACTGGCTGTTCCGTGGCCAGACGTTCACTCCTCCTGCCACCCTGCATGTCGGCCTGCTCACCGCAGCGCCGGGCGAAACTGGTGGCGGTACTGAGGTTGCTGGCAACGCCTATGCTCGCGTCGCTGTGGCCTCGAGCCTTGCCAACTGGGCTGGTACTCAGGCCGCTGCTTCGACCGTCGCCTCGACCGGCACGACCGGCACCACCTCTAACAACGGTGCGATTGCATTCCCGACGCCGACCGCCTCATGGGGCACTGTTGGCCACTTCGGTGTGTACGACGCGGCAACCGGCGGCAACTTGATGTTCTACGGCGCGCTCAACAACGCCAAGACGATCAACGTGGGCGACGATGTGCGCTTCCCGATCTCGAGCCTGTCGGTGCAGATCGATAACTAAGTTCATGGGGGGCTGAGATGGCCAACGCGATCTATCCGCTGTGGAAGCAGAGCCTTCTCCAGTTCACTGCGAACAATAACCTCTCGACGGGCACCGTTGAGGTGGCACTGGTTGACACCGCTAACTACACGTACAGCGGTGCTCACCAGTTCTTCTCGTCGATACCGGGGGCAGCCATCATCGGGACGCCGCAGGAAATCGGGCCTACGAACAAGACGTTTACCAACGGCGTTTTCGATGGGCCAGATGTGACGTTTCCAACGGTGACGGGTGCCTCTGTTGAGGCACTTGTGATCTACATCGACACAGGAACCGCCGCCACCTCGCCGCTGGTCGCTTTTATCGATACAGGCGTAACCGGCCTTCCTGTCACTCCCAACGGCGGAAATATCAGCATTACGTGGAATGCGACGGGCATTTTCGCCCTGTAAGGGGGTAAGCAATGGCGATTGCTAGTATTGGCTCGGGGGGTACAGGCGCAAACGCCACCTCCTCGACCACCCTCAATGTCACCGCGACCCGTGATATTTCCGGGACCGGCCAGTTCGCCATTCTGGTCGTTTCCTGCGACAACACCACCACAACTGACAGCGTAAGTAACGACGTTCTCTCGGTCGCGAACGCCCGTGGCGGTACGTGGACCAAGCTGGCTGAGTACACGAACGGTAACGGCGCGGCTGCGGCTGGTGTCACCACTGCCATGTTTCTCTACGAGCCGGGCGCAGGGGGAGAGCTGCGCAATACTGAGGCGGCAACAGTCACCTTCGCCTCAGCCCGCGTCGAAAAAACGGGCTCGATGTGGGTCTTTAGTAAGGCAAACGTCCCGATTGTGCAGGGCGCTGCGGCGATTACCAATGGCATCGATGCCGCAAACGGTTTTGGCAGTGTTTCCTTTACTGGCCTTACACTGCCACTGCGCAAACCTCGAACCCAACGCTGGCTAACTCCGGTGATACGGCGGGCATATTCCTCGCGCTGGTTGAAAGCGTGGCGACGACGCTCAACCAAGGTACGCGGTTTAATAACGGGAACACGTTCTACGGCGCGTCCGTCACTCGCACGCTCGGCCAAAACACACGGCTCGATAACACCAACCAGTTCTACGCTGCGGAAGTTACACAGGCCGGTAATGCCCAAAGCCTAACGCAAGACGCGCTGTTCGAGAACGACAACGCTTTCTACACGCCCGTTGTTGCCTTTGTAGTCACGCTGGATGGCACCGCCGCGTCTCAGGCCTCTGCCAGTGCTGAGCTCTCGAAAACGGTAACACTGGCCGGCTCCGGCGCGGTGGCGTCCTCTGCCAGTGCCGCACTCTCTATTGGCAAGCCAGTTGAGGGCTCTGGTGCGGTACAGGCATCGGCGACCGCGAGCCTTGGGGTTGCCAAGCTCCTTGGTGGCTCTGCCTCTTCCCTCGCCTCGATCTCGAGCGCGGGGCTCGAAGCGGTAAAGGCGCTCTCGGCCTCAGCCTCAGTGCAGGCCGCTGCGAGCGCGTCGATTGATATCACAAAGCCGCTGGGCGCAGCCGGCGCAGTGCAGGCCACCTCGAGCGCGGCGGTCTCGCTGGTCAAGCCTCTCGATGGCTCTGTCGCTGCTCTCGCCTCGATCCTGAGCGCGCCTCTCGGCGTCACAAAGACCCTCGGGGCCTCGAGCGCTGTTGCAGCCTCGGCGACCGGCGGGGTCAACGTATCGTTTGCCGCCTTTGGTTCTGCACTGGTGGCTGCGGACGCCACGGGCACCCTCTTCCGGGGCGCGAACCTCACCGCGACCGGGGCCACTGTTGCCACGGCCACTGCGGCGGCGTCCATCATCAAGCCGCTCGGTGGTACAGCGATCTCGAGCGCAAGCGCGTCCGGCGATCTTCTCGGCTCTGCCGGGCTTTCTGCGTCCGTATCTGTTTCCGCCACGGCCACTGGCTCGCTCCAGCTCATCATCCCGATCATGGGCGGCGCTGTTGTCATTTCCAACATCGGAAGCGCGGCGCTCGCGGCCACAAAGCCCATCGGCGCGAGCGTGGCTGCCACCTCGGCGTCGAGCGGCGCGATCACGCTCACAAAGCCGCTGGCCGGCGCACTCTCGAACACCGCCTCGATCACTGGTGGCGCGACGGTCGGGTTCGCGGCATTCGCCACGGCCTCGGTATCCGCTGCGGCCTCGGCTACCATCGCCGTCACGCTCACGCTGAGCGGCTCCGCTGCAACGACTGCCGCAGCGACTGCATCTCTGGCCCGCACGGCGAACCTGTCGGGCTCTGCCAATGCTCAGAGCACCGCCTCTGGCACCATGGGCGCGACGGTGCTCATCGGCTCCGCGCAGGTATCCTCCGCAGCATCTGCGTCGATTACGGTCGGTAAACTACTCACGGCCACCGCAGCCACCAGCGCTGCGGCGGCTGGCGCGATCACCGTTGCGAAGCCGCTGGCCGCCACTGGACAGGTGGAGAGCACCACACAGGCCTCTCTCGGCCTCACCAAGCCTCTCGGCGGGACCGCTGCGGGCAATGTGGTGTCCTTGGCCGATGTGCGCCTCGGAAAGCTGCTCTCAGGCGCTCCCACGAGCTCTGCGCAAGCCTCAGGCGGCATCACTAAGGCAATCTCCATGCAAGGCGCTGTGGCGGCTCAGGGCTCGGCCAGCGCACAGCTCCAGCTGGTCAAGGCGCTTGCCGCTGCGATCTCGGCAGTGGCCACCGCCGGCGGCGATATTGCGACGCTGGTTATTGCGGATGACATAAACGTCGCCATCGAGGTGCAGGGCATCAATGCCCTTGCGGCTACTGATTACATCTATGTGGCTACCAGTGTGGCTGAGATCGTGATGGCCGTGGCGGACGGTCGGATCAATATGCAGGCCAGTGCCGAATACATCGTCGCCTCGGTCGATGATCGCGTCCTCTCGATTGATGTGGCTGCCTGAGCCGGGCGGCTCTGTGGGCATTGACGGACAAATTATTGCCCTTTGGGGCAATTGCCGACGCCTTTAGCGTTGCAAGAGACCGCAATTCTCGATATCGAATAGTGCAACTTAATCAAACGCCAATTTGGAGTTGCTCGGATGCCCGTTGAGACGGTTATTCAATTGCTCGCTTTCCTCGGAGCTCTCATCGGCGTTTGGGTTGCGTTGAACAGTCGCATAGTTCGGCTCGAGGTAAGCATCGAGCACTCAGATAAGCAATTTGATCAGATCGTGGCGCACCTCCGCCGGATCGAGGACAAACTCGACGGGAAAGCCGACCGCACCTAATCAAAATCCCCTTGCTGGCTCGCTTCCCCGCCCATGCGGGAACGAAAAATTGCGAAACACCGTGACGATGGCGGAATACGAGTACGCCGCTCAGCTCATCAACAAACACAAAGGAAATGTCCGCGCTGCTTGCCGTGAAGGCGCGCCGGTCGCAGGCATCACAGAAGGGGCTTTCGAGAGCCGCTGCAAGAAGGCCCGCTCGCTTGGCCTCTGGTCCCGTGAGGCCTTTGTGAGGCTGCCTCCGGTCCAGCACTCGGCTATTCCCATGGCCGCAGCCCTTCCAGACGACGATATCCCACCTGAGGAGCTCATCAACTCCCTCGTGAAGCGCTTCGAGCGGCGCAAGGCGCACCGCGACGCGAAGCTGTGGCGCAAGTTCACCGTGCCTGTTGCTGGTCCATACGCCCTCATGTTCTTTGGCGATCCTCACATCGATGACAATGGCTGCGACTGGTCGCTGTTCCGCCGGCACTGCGAGCTCGCCCGGGACACAGAGGCGCTTTACGCGGTGAACGTGGGCGACACCACGAACAACTGGATGGGGCGTCTCGCACGCCTTTGGGCAGAGCAGGACACCTCCTCAGGCACTGCACGCAAGCTGGTGAAGTGGCTGTTCAATGATAGTGGGGTGCCGTGGTTCCTCTGGCTCATGGGCAACCATGACACATGGCCGGGTCCAGTACGGGCCGATGAAGGAAGCCCTATGGGGCGACCATGCCCACCTGTACGTCGCCGGCCACAAGCACAATTGGGCCCTGTTCAATGGCGAGCACAACCACCGTGGGAATATCTTTTGGCTCGCCCGGGCGCGTGGCTACAAGGTGATCGACCACTATGCCGATCTCCACGGCTTTGGCTCACAGAGCCATGGGCACTCTATCCTCGCTGTGGTCGATCCAGACGCGCCTGAGGGGCCCAAGAGGCTCATGTGCTTCTCGGACCCCTTCGAGGGTGCGGATTATCTGAAGTTCAAACGCCGGGGTATTTAGGGTTGGCGCAGGGTCATTTCCCAAAGCCCTGTTCCCAAAATTTCCCAAAGCCTTCCTCCCAAAGTTCAATCGCTCGGACGATTACCTTTTCTGCTTTTTCGTCAATTTCATCAGGATAATAACCGGTGACTTCCATAGTCGCCTCACGCGCACAAGCCATCTTACGGTTCACTGGTGGTTTCTCGTATTTCTGGATCATGTCGCAGAGAGCGCGGAAGGCGAGAACCGCGTGGTGGTCGTAGCATCGCTTGATCCAGTCAGGACATTGTTTCATGCCACTCCGTTTCGCAGCTTCGAGTAAAACCCAATCAGGTGGTGTTTCTGTGGTCATGGTTGCTTCTCCAGTGCTTGTAGGTGGCACGGAAAAGAACCGTCGCAATCTGTGCAGTAGTTTAAGGGTGGAATTGCTCGCGGACACACCACAACA